TGTCAGCACGGAGATTGGTATTGTACCAGTATGTGCCGTCAGCCGGCGGCGTATTCGGAGTATTAAACTCCGCCTCATACGCCAAATTTTCCCATTGACTACCAGTCCACATACGAAGGGTTTGATCACCAGTGGTGACATCATAGCCAACGTAAACTACGCCGTGCGCCGGATGCCGTATTGCACTAATCGCTGCGGTATCCTTGGTTGCATTACCGTCCAATAGGGTCGCAGTGAAGGGATAAAATGGTGCCGTTAATACTGTCCATTGGGCTGTTGTCCCATCATAGTGTTTGACAGTCCACAGTGCGCCATTGTTGGCTGGATTTCCCTTCACCCATAGACTATAAGCCACCGAACCATCGGGATATGTTGCATTGGAGTTACGTATGACGGTTACCCCGTTACGAGTGCCAGCAGGAATGCCCAACGTAGTTAGCGCTGTACCAACACCATTAGCGATAGTGATCGCACCCCCGACGTTGTTGGTGATGACCAAAGCACCATTGGCAGCAATCCAAGATGTGATATTGGGAATTGCCGCAGCTTTAATGTCGTTCGACAGTGACGTAAAAGTTGCAGCACTTAAGGTTACCGTAGAACCGTTGATGATGATCGTATTACCAGCCGTGAGAGTACCCGAAGTCGCAGTGCTGGTCACCATCGTGGGATGCGCCGCCGTCCACTGTGAGGTGCCGATCTTATACCAGGACGATCCACCCGCACTGATTGTCGTGCTCGCGACCGTCTGTGCAGCACTGACGCTATACGTACCAGCACCGCCCGATCCAGTCATCAAGGAAACAATGCGTGTACCAGCGGTAACGCCGACACCACTGATAACTTGACCGACTGCCAAAGTTCCAGACGTGACGGCGGTGACCGTCAACAAGGTTCCTGCGATACTGCCAGTAACCACAGTACTAACGAGGCGTATCTTCTCATAAAGATAGTTGCTAGCGGTAGTAACCACAATTGCAATATCGTTGTCTTTGCCATAATCATCGGTTGGAACGTCATTAACGTCTACAGACGTGCCCATTGCAACCAAGACCGGCATCAGTGTCCAAGCTGATCCAGGACTGGTACTACCATTCGCTCGAAAGACACCCCAGCGGGATGCTCCAAGGTCAAGCCAATAGGTGCCGGAAACGGGCGGTCCAACTGGCGCCGAATGCGACACCATAAGGGCACCCAAATCAATATCGGCGCGTACAACATAGGCTTGATTAGCAATACCGAGGTAAGAATAGGCCGTCCACAACCCGTATTCGTTCAATTCATATCCGTGGATTTGTGTCCCACCTTGAGAATAGAATAAGGGATTACCAAAATGTTGTATCAAATCGCGCTGACTGGTCGCCAAAAACAGCTTGCCAGCTTGTGACGGCATGGTAAATGGCGCTATACCAGCACCCGCCGTAGGCGAATCCTTATTGGATGCAGTGGCGATGATGATCAGCGGGACAGTCCCCTGTCCCGCAGCATTATAAAATGATTCGTCTACAATCGTTACTTCGACGCCTGGACTGGTGAGTGTCACGGGACTTTCCTCATATTTTGAGGATATTTATGCCCGTAGCCAGTTAAGCAGTAACACTTTCAATAAAAGTATCTATAACGATCGTGATGAGGTCGCCTAAATATCACGATGCTGGACGAGACCTATACATCCGATTGGCGACAACAACATGCAGAACGACAAACATCTGCACTCGCCACTGCTCATCGCGCTTGCATCACGGCAGCCGATCATTTCGCACGTCGTTATCTACCATTACTTCTCGATCTGCGGAAACAAGGTATGGGATGGCGGATGATAGCCATTGAAATGAATGCTCAAGGTTATTACTCGCGTCAAGGCATCCAATGGACCGATCAGACAGTACGTCAAATGTTTAAACGGTTACACAATAGCATTGCTGCCGAAGTATTCATCGCACATACCGTGTTTATCCGATGGAATCGGCAGAAATCCAATTGATGACCTTGCTATGTAGATCAGCGATGGTGCCATCATTATCAATAACATGATCTATGGGAGAGTTCACCCAGGCATATTCACTCTCATGCACGCCAGCCGATGCGAGCATGCTACGAGCATTATCCCGCTGCTCAGCATCAGAATTAGCAGTGATCGCCCAGGGCATCCATTCTGGCTCACCTCCTCGTCGGATGCGGATCACTTTGCCATCGAAGCGTTGCGTGAGCGCGATTTCATTAGGGAATCTTGCATCAGGCAATGTGATGGGGCAATCGAGCAACATCATGCGTCGCTCGACATTGAAAACCCAGAGATCATAGTGAAAATGCCGGCGCATCACTTCAGTGCCGACATTCATCATTGCCCAACGCGGGCTGAAATGTGGAATGTCTAGCTTGACAGCCCACCAGGGATCAATGCATTCTCGCCATGTGCGACTTTCTTCAGAAATGCCTTCTAGAAGATTGCGATCCCAGCAGAAAATTGCTGCTAAGGCATCCTTCAATGCATCAGCGAAGCTGATCGACACAAAACCAAGTGGATAAAGGGCGGCGGCAGCGGTGTTCTTTCCGCTCGACTTGAAACCAACGAATGTAATCAATCTATTCAACAATTAACGTCCTATAGAGTTCCATGTTGTTGCCTGATATATAATGTACTGTAGTTGATAGAAATTTCAATGTCGTTTTGGCGAAGATTTTGCAAGAAATGTGATCCTCAGAATGAAGTCGGTCCTGTTGGCATGGCTGTTGGAATTGTTGTATTGGCCACTGTTTTCGGCGTTCTGATTGCAGTGTCGCGTTAATCCACTTCGGCGGTCGCGGCGTCCCGCGCATCAGCCGCTGGCGATCGGATATATTCCCTAAATAATCATCATGCGTATTGACGTCATCTTTGAAGACGCTACGAGCGATGTCTCGGCATTTGGCGCAGCGAACGACATCTTGCACAAACTCATCAGCTATCTGATGCATGCCGATTCAACCAATTATTATGGCTTTCAGGGCAAGCGGTTCCCTGATGGCGAAACATTCCTGACCTTGCGTGGCGCTGACATCGGCTTAGACGAGGGTGATGCTGCGCTGTGGTTTCGCTTCGGCGTAATGGATGGCTACACGCCACGCGGTCATATCTCGAAATTCCAGCGCTCTGGCGAATCAGTCATCACCGTCTACTGTCTCGATAATGGCCTGGATATCGATGATGCCGCTCGCATCATCATTCATCGTTATATCGTGCATGATATTCTATTGCACGAATTGACCCACTATCTGGATTCCAAACGCTATCCGCGCTTTCACGAAACCGGCAGCAACAAGGACCAAGGGGCGGACTATTACAATAATGCGAAAGAGTTCAACGCCTATTTTACCAACCTCGCCACGCCCTTGCTGCGCTTCTTGGCCATGCCAGCGTCAGACCGATTGCCCCGAATCGCCCAAAACATGGGCATCAGCACGGACTTCGCGGCTACGTTGGCCATGCTGATCGAACGCGGTACCACGCAAGACGCCAATAGCCGTGTCGTCGCCGGTTTCCTGAAACATCTTAATAAACGCAATCATCGCGCTTTACTCAAACGTCTCTACGGTCTCCACCAACAAGTGATCGAGAAACTACAGGAACAGCCAGTTTCCATTGTTCCGACGACACGAAATTTCTGAAGAGTGAATGTCTGATCCGCGCCTGTGGCCAGAACTCGTGGCGTAAATGCGGGCATGGTTGTATTTAGGGAAAGAATCTGTTAAGCAAGATCAACGTTATGGAGGTTTGGATTATGAGTTGGGCATCGCAGGTGATCTATCGTCTGATGCCCGCACCGATTCTGGCGCATCTAGTACGATTTCGAAAGCACATGATCCCTGCATCACACTGGAATCAGCAATATACGAATTCGGAATGGGCGTATATGGCCAATCTTCCAGAGCTTGGTCGCTACAGCATCATTGCAGGCTACTGCCAATTTTTGAAACCAGCAGGCAGCGTACTGGACATCGGCTGCGGCACTGGTTTGCTGGCTCAACGGTTAGCCGCTGGGACACCTTATATCGGCATTGATCTTTCCGAAGCCGCAGTCACTCAGGCTGATCAGTTGCATCTGGTCAATGCTACCTTCATTGCAGCGGATGCCAATTGCTATGAACCATCACAGACATTCGATATTATCGTGTTCAACGAATCGCTATGGTATCTCAAGAATCCTGGCGATCAAGTGAAACGATATCAGCGATTCTTGACTCCTGGGGGCTATTTCGTGGTCAGTATGTGGTATGCAGCGGAGACCATCAAAATATGGAATAGTTTACGAGACTTCAAAGCAGTCGAACGAATTCGTCTTAATCATCTTTCGTCACGCCAGAAATGGAATCTTGCAGTCTACAAGCCTGAAAGGGTCATCAATGTCGGACGATAACTCAGACCACACCGTAAGTTATCAACTAGACCTGACCACAGACGAATCTAACTTTAGCGATTTATCCCAACATCGATATGCATTATTACACAAGATGGTGTTATTAGAAACGCTCCGCAAACTGGACCTGTATCTGAACGTTGTTCCAGACACTCCTCGGATCATAACCAATGTGCCTGCATGGTATCACGGTAGCGTCATCGTTGAGGGCGAGGTCATTAGCTATCGCTGGAATAACCTAGACCCGCCATGATTGTCCTAGGTTTTCTCGTTCTGCTACTCCCATCGATTGCCCTAGCACAATCGGCATGCGATATGTGTCTCAGTACGCTTGGCTGTAACCCAGCAAAGGAAAATTGCGTTGCGGAATGCCGCGCACGGTACTTTACCATCGATCCCAAACGACAAGAATGCATCGTAGGCTGTTCGACGTCAGGTAACCAATGCCAACAGACCGCCTTACGCATGTGTCAAACGCAAAATGTGTGTCACTGAGGTGAGAAAATGAAAACGATCATAGTGATCGCTTTGACCCTGCTATCGACCGCCGCATCCGCCGCGCCTTGTCGAATGCAGGCTGCCGCGCAAAAGCTAACTGGACAGGCACAGGGAGAGTTCATGCGTCGTTGTACGGCAAATGCACAAGCTCAATGTGAGCAGACTGCCATGCAAAGATATCAAATGGCCGGTGCAGCCCGAAATAGTTTCATAGATCGATGCGTCAAGGAAGCAGTCGGTGGGTAGAGCCATATGGCTGTCATAGGGAGGCGCGGGTCGCTGATGCCGATTGTCGAAGCCAAAAAATCTGGCTGTCGGCGTCAAGGTTTTCATTTTGTCGAAGCCAAATTTGGCCGTTGTAGCATGGTCAATCGCTCTGCCGACAAACGTCGCTCGTACCAAGCATCATAAGAAGTCGGTGCAACGAGGACACCAGACGACCCAGTCTCAATAACCTTCCAGGTATTCTCAGCAGCTTGCTTGGCAAGGAGTGCAGTATCCGCCGTGCCTCGGGCAAGAACGCAATCATGCTTTTGTATCATCCAGCCCCACATTATTGACCATTTCATCACCGAGATCGTGATGTTGTCACGTGGTTTGGCTACTTTATTCCCTTGAAGTTCAACCCAGCGCAGCATCATGGCCTATCCGTTATCGTGATAACCGAGTCCGTGCCATATAGAGAGCGTCGATACCCATTTCCAGGTACGTCTCCATCGCCTCCTGTTCTGAACAGACGATAGGTTGATGGTTGACATTATAACTCGTATTCAACACGATACCAAACCCAGTCAAAGTCTTCACACGTTGCAATAGATGATAGAGTGCCGGATTGTGATGCCGATCTACGGTTTGTACACGAGCCGTGCCGTCGATATGCACGACCGCCGGTAATTTCGGCTTGCTGGCATCGTCCATCGTAGTCAACATCGTCATGTACGGATAGACTTCCCCCTTACGCAAATCAAAATACAGATAGGCATCTTCTGCCAGAACAGCAGGGGCAAACGGGCGGAAATTCTCCCGCTTTTTGATCGCCTGATTGATGCGCTCCTTATTATCCGCGTAGGTGGGATTCGCCAACAAACTGCGGTTGCCGAGAGCACGGGCGCCATATTCCATACGACCATGACATAGTCCCACGATCCGATTAAGCGCAATGTCTTCGGCGGCTGCGTCCAGCATATAATCATCGCTGGCGTATTCAATTATCCGTAGACCGAACTTCGGAGCCAGTCGGCGCACCACCTCAGTACTCGGTTCTGGTCCAAAGAATGGCATCTGTGAGGGAATGCGTAATGGCTGACCCATTTCATAGGAGGCAGCGGCGGCGGCACCCAGCGCGGTGCCCTCATCGCCTGAAGCATACGAGACGTGAATGTTATGGAATAATTCGCTGCTGCGGACCTCACCCATCGCTGAACAATTCTCAGCACATCCCCCGCTCATGAGCAGGTTAATGTGATCTTTCCGATGATGTCGTATGATATGGAACAATGCTTGGGTGAATCGCTGTTGCAATGCCGCACTGACATCAGCGCGTTGGTCCATCCCACATTCAATTCCATTGAATCCCAGACCGGCTTCGATCGCCCGACTACTTGACTGAAAGAACAAACCCTCGGCAAATCCACCATTGCGTCGTAAGATCGGAATTTCAATTACACCACCCTCTTTTAATAGAATAGCGTTCTCAAAAAACGATTCGTAGCGTTGCGGATTACCCAACGCCGCCAAACCCATGACTTTATATTCATCTTCGTTGAAAGCAAAGCCTAAGAATTGCGTGATCAACGAATAGAACATTCCCAAAGATTGAATAATGGAGTACCGTCGAAGACGCTCGATCTTACCGTTGGTCACGTTATAGATCGTGGTAGCACCTATCTCGCCCGCTGCATCCATCACGATTGCAAGACAATCGGTGAATGGCGCGCTCGCCAGTGCACTGTGCAAATGGGTAGCATGATGGTCATATGGTGTGAATTTTGGCACCGAGCCATATCGATCAAGCTTCTGCCTGATAGCGTCTGCTGATAGACATTCGTTGAAATATAAGGTCGCCGCTGGATCAGAACGATATCCGTGGCGATAGCGATTGTAATTGAAATTTCCGCAGACTTCGTCAATGTCGGCCATGGTCAGACCGCCTGCTTGTAGGCAATAGTCAATGGCCTGATAAGGAAACCGACCACTTTTCTTACGTCGGTCAAACCGTTCCTCTGACACAGCGGCGATCACGCGCCCGTCAGATATCAGGGCGGCAGCGGCATCCATGCCCTGTACAATACGCGATTTGCCCGACATTTGGGCCGGATAATGAAATTCAAGAAAACTTTCAATGTCGGCCAATCCAGCAATGCCAAGTAGATGCATCCCATCCTCCTTCACGAACTCTTCGAAAATGGCTATAGGACATCGCTCCGAAAGTTACAATCCACACCCGTCCCGAAGGACAGATGAAACGACAAACGCCCAACAATCGACGCCGCTTGACGGATTGCTGACCGTGAGGCTAGTTTCAACCCGACTGACCGGAGGTTCCAACCATGCCAGATTTGCACCGGATTGTCGAGCAACTATCTCAACTGACCGTGATGGAAGCAGCAGAACTCTCACGACGTCTCGAAGAGCATTGGGGTGTCTCGGCTTCGGCTCCAGTGGCCACGGTGGCGGTCGAATCGATTACCCAACCGGAGGTGCCACCACAGGAAGAATTCACCGTATTGCTGGTTGGTGTGTCTGCCGACAAGAAGATCAACGTGATCAAAGAAGTCCGTCAGATCACCGGTCTCGGTCTGAAAGAGGCCAAGGAGTTTACCGAATCGGCTGGACCGAATAAGGTACTGAAAGAATTCCTAACAAAGACTGACGCTGATACCTTGCGTCAGCGGATGGCAGATGCCGGAGCAATGGTGGAAATCAAGTGAGCCATATTGGCTAGCTATCGAAGGCCGATCCGGATCACTTTGTCGAAGCCAAACTGGCTAATCTCGATCTCGCTGCCTCATTGCCACATTTGTCGAAGCCAATTGGCTGATTGCATCTGGTGTCAATGCCAGTAACGTTATCGTTGCTATCATTGCCAGACTAGCACATTTAATATGACGTTGCAATCCCCGTGGTGTGATCCTGCCGTGGCATTCACCCAATGATAAATGGGTAACCAATATTCTGATCGACTAGGTTATTCAGTTCGACTTCCAGGCGTTCCATTTCGGTTTTCGCCTCCGCCTTCATCGCATCACCGTTCATGCTGAAACCACCCTGTGGCCCAGCAATGGTAGAGAACTTGGAGCGAGCTTCGCCCATCATCTGTTTACACCATGCAAGCGTATAGTCACGCAACCAAGGACGAGCGTACGGATCGAGCAAGATCACATTCTCGGGACGGATGTTATAGACATGTAAAGCAACCTGTTCTATCGAATGAAACCGCCGCTCCAAGGTGAGATTCTTGGTGGCTGGGTCCCAGATATACTGTATATCTCTCCCGAACATACGACCAACCAGGGATTGATACTGCATAGCAAAGTCGTACGTTGCCAACATACCTGAACCTGTACTGCCCAATGCTCCAGGGTTCTGAATCATATACACATTATTAACAAATGCCAATGAAAACGGATCGATGGACGCGCCACCTGACGTGCCCCCGATACTGCGACGATAAATGCTACGCACTTCTTGAACTTCATCCGGCAGTCGATAAACCGCAATGTCAGGTTGCACGTCGAGAAATGTATAGGATTCTTCCAATGCATTGCCGGATCGCTGGCGATAACGATCTAGTGCAACAGTAAACGCGACATCGAAATGCTCAGGATCAAGTTCAATGGTGATCAGACCACCACCGAGTAATAATCTGACGTCATTCAGCAGCTTTTGGCGTGCAGTCAGCAGTGGGTCGCTCACATTGACAATCCCTCGATATGAACGATATTTAGTGCAGCACATTGCGCAAATGGAGGTATCACATGCCGTTCGATGCCATGCCCGAGCGGAACAATGATGGTGAACTCTTGTACAAAGCCAAGACTGAACTCGTACGACGAGGTTGGGTCAAGGGACAGTATACCGACGCCGGTCGAATCTGTTCCGTGGTAGCGCTCGCCTTCGCCTGTGATAACCGGCGCTTTCGACGTCCGACACGGTTACAACGACAACTTGCGGGTCATTTGGTTCGCGAACTACCTAATCAAGGTGGGATTATTTTACGCTGGTGTACAACCGCGTATTTTCGGGTGATGTTATACAATGATTCAAGTTCAACCCGATACGATGATGTGGTGCGAATGTATGATCGCGCTATCCTGCGTCAGGACGAAGAGAGCGTTACCGGTTGGGCGAGCGTAGCGGGGAGTGTGTGATGACCCTCTACGTTGCAGTCAACCGCAACCGCATCCATAGCAACCACAAGCACGGGCAGCACGAGCCCGTGCTGCGCGTCTGCACTGGCAAGCATGGCAAGCCGATCTACGCGAACGAGGTCGAGTTCGTTGGTCGTGTGCGTGTTATCTATCGACCAGAGGCGCCGTTGCCCTGTGGAGCACGCGCATGGGTCGAGATCGAGGAGGAGGTACACTGACATGAAAAAGGGGCCGCCTTTTGAGCGGCCCCATTGAGCACCGATTTACCTTACCCGTTCTTAATTACGCCGGATCGGGTTTGCCCATTTGCACTACCTGCTATGCGTATTTGGGAAGCAATGCAGTAGGGAGGTAGATCATGTCGCCATGTATGCTCGTCATGTGAAGGAATATCCAGCCACCCATACACTTAATTCTGACCTGCAATCGCCGTTGGCTTCACCACCTAACCGGGATCGTGACAATTCCCTCGGTTGTCAAAGCCAAACGTCCACACACATCGTGCATAGTCTCTCCAAGCCTTATCTTTCGCGTTGCGTGCGACTGTGCGTTCATGCGCGGCGTCTCTTTCTGCTTGTGTCACCCACTGCTGGTTTGCGATCCGTTGCCGCACGTGGTTATCACCCCGTAGGCACTTGATGAGATCGGGATCGGACCCCATGGTCAGTTTCCAACAGGAATTTTCCATGTCACTCGTCATGGTGTTCGCTATATTGAGTAGTTCCCACTCTTTTTCCGTTACCGCTATGCACCGTTTTATGTCAAAATCCCAATAGCGCAAGTGGATTTTCATGCATTCTGATACTCCTAGGGCTGAAACTGAATCATCGAAGGAGGAATCGTGGTCTAGACACCATGTTGGCGCTCTCGTTGGAAACGAGGGGGTTTTGCATGTGGGTGACCACACTTCAGGTGCGATCGGCCGGGCACATGCACCAAACGTGATCAAAGCTGTGGCGGTGGCAGCTAGAATGAGAGTTTTGAACATTTGAAGGTTCCTCAGTTCCGCAATTCTATACCGAGCCTGTTTGCAACCATCTGACAGGTTGCTTCGACCTCGGTGCGGGTCACGCCAGTGTGGATATCGGCACAATGTTTAATACCGCCCACCTCCAGTGACAGCGCCATACTGAACGCCGCACGGCAGACCGGCTTCTCATCTGACATCGTGGGGCAACCGAGTGCTTTGAAGTAAGTTCGCGCCTTGGCTTCATCATAAGCGTGGGCGGAGAGGGGCACCATCAAAGCGGTGGCAAATGCAAGCACTGAGCCTTTAATTGACATGACATGATTCCTTACGGACGAAACAGAAAACACAGGATTAAGTATCCCAGATTGGCAGCGCAAGACACCCCCACGAATAAGAGCATAAGTAGTGCTGGATCATCCATCGTCTTATTCCGGCTCACCGATCTGGCCGCTCACGTAAACCTGTCCCTCAATCACCTTCCACCCATAGGCAAAGCTGAACTCACCGTGATCGGTAAAAAGGTTTACCTTACATGGCCGCGTGGTGTCAGTGAACAGATCGGGATTTGGGCGGTAGTTGTAAACCTTCAGGGTCTCTACCTGTATGAGCGGCACGGTAATGCGCTTCGTCATGCGTTCAACGGCACCGATTATCTGCGGGTGCATGCAGGACAATGGCTCTGAGGCTGTTTTGCCGCCATGTAAAAACGCAGAGTACAAAGCCATCGCCGCCAGAGCGGTGAACCCAACCGCAGGGCTGAAGATTATTTTGAGAGTACGGTTCACGTCCCCCTCGGGTGCAGCGGCTGTCATGGCGTCTTCCGCCGGGCCGGGCATTGCGTGTAAGCGCCCTTAAATCGATGGTCATTCGGCCCAGAGACACCGGCCACATACCAGCAGCCGTTATGTTGATAGGCGTAGCCGGTGGGATTGATCGGCGGGTTGAAATCCCGCTTGGACGCCTCCGATCCGTCCGGCAGCGTCACAATGAAAGTGGTGGCCTTCTTGCCGGCGGTGGGACCGTCCCCGCCCTTTTGACCGTACCTCATCGAGGTGTCTCCGTGGACAACAAATTGCCGTTGTTGTCGCGGAACTCAGTCCGCCCATTCGGCTGGGTCGTATAGTAGCCATGCGGGTTCCCGTTCTTGTCCCTCACGTACGTACGACTCCCCTGCGGTTGCAAAGTATACAACAGGTTGCCGTTCTTATCGCGCACTGTCTGTGCCGAAGCCGACACGGTGAAAGCCAACAAGATAAGGAGAACTCGCATCGGTCTGCTCTTGGTTGATTGAGCCACACGTATATCATGATAAATAATTTTGTCAACCGAAACCAACCATCATGTCTAGAAATTTAGACGATCTTTTAGAGTATGAAGCCCGTCGTCATCCCGAACTAGCTAGTGTAATAGCTAATCTTGGTAATATGACCGAAGCGGACATTAAGGCAGTACGATTGCCGTTGCCCTGGATTCGTAAGACGCTTCTGGCGAGGAAACGCAATCAAGAACGAGACCTATTGGCTGGCTCACTTGATCAGTGGGTGATTGACGGACATACGCCTGATCCTATGGGCGAAATGCGTCGATGGGAGGCCAGTAATACCTTCATTCGAGTCGGCAGAAGTCAATTGGAAATCCAGTATGGCCATTTGATTTGGCTGGAGGCCAACACGGTCTGGATCGATTCAATCCGTAGCCAAGTGATCGATCCGTTATTGCTTCGCCATACGATTAGCTGCGGTCATGTACGACGCTCTGCATATCTAGAGGCAGTTCGAGTTCGATCACGGCAACTTATGCCTCACGAGATGGCCCCAACACCGATGGAGCGAGTACGATTCTATCGTCCTGGTTGAGAACTCATATGCCTTGACTGGCAAGAAGTGAGCCTGAAAATGAGTTTCGAGACAGACCCTAAATATAGTCAGAAGATGTCCGAAGTCGCAAACTGTCGATGGCATAAGGAGGCTGAACTTGCGCCTGAGCATATGGGATAGCGGAAAAAAATCGGCAGACTATCGATTCATAGATAAAATGATCTCCGAATGGTGCGGCATAAGCGGCACCGCTGTGTATTGTCATCTTTACATGGGACCCCATCAACAGAACTACGCAATGCTGAATCGTGATGGTACAATGGTACCGCCTAGTGATCCTGCTAACCCAACACCGACTGATGGCAATGTTACGAGCATTCAGGATGTATTATTCCTGGAGAATCGTGATCGTAAGTACTCAACCACCGTGTATGAATTGCGTGGTGTTTACAATATAGGCGAACTCGACTACGATCTACGTCAGTTTGGCTTGTTTCTCCAGAGCGATACGTTATATATTGAGTTTCATTTAAATGATATGACAGCACAACTTGGCCGACGCCTGATGCCGGGTGACGTGTTGGAACTACCTCATCGTCGCGATGATCAACTTGATCTCGATGCTCCTGCATTGAACAAGTTCTATGTTATTGATGAGGCCATGCGAGCGGCTACTGGATATTCTGCCACTTGGTTTCCACATATTTGGCGAGTAAAAGTATCACCGATGCCAGCATCAACAGAATACCAGGACATCTTGGATCAACAGGCCGTCAATCCCTTGGGCTTTGAACAAGGGACTATCGGCAGTCTGATGTCCACCATCGGTGTTGATATGGGTATCAATGAAGCCGTCGTAGATCAAGCCAAATTGAGCGTGCCGAAACGCTACTTCGAGACCCAGCAGTTTTGGATAGTGACCCCGCAAGCCTCTGGTAAGGGAAGCTTTCCATGGGTTTTTGCCGGTGATGGAATACCACCAAATGGAGCAGTGCTCCTTGGTACAGGCAATCGTTTCCCACAGGCACCTGTGCAAGACGATTATTATCTCCGCACTGACTATAAACCAGCAACCCTGTTTATGTACGATGCTGGGGCATGGCGTATGCAAGAGCAAGATATTCGCCAACAGGACTGGACAGCAGCGCATACGTTGCTTTTGTCATTTTTGAACGAAGTCGGAACTTCTGTGTTTAACGATGGCACGACAGCACCGACGCGTGTTGGTCTCAGTAAAGCGGTTAAGCCTCGCGCTGACTTCTAACAGAAGCATCAATCACGATAAATATTTAAATTGTGAGTATGGTCATGCAGATCAGCCAAGATGGCATTCGTCTGATTAAAAGTTTTGAAGATATGTGTTATATGGCTTATCCAGATTCGGCCGGCATTTGGACCATTGGATATCGGCACACCGATGGCGTCCTTGAAGGTATGACTACTACACGAGATGCGGCAGAGAAAGACCTCGCAACTGATCTTGCTGAGTTAGCCCATAATGTTGATGCCTATGTGTCTGTCCCATTGACCCAACATCAGTTCGATGCCCTGGTGGCGTTCTGCTTCGATCTTGGTTCGGATACTTTGCGCCGTTCGGACCTGCTAGCATTCCTCAATGCTGGCCAATACCAACGCGCTGCCGACGCCATATTAGAATATGACACGAACTATAATCAGCGACGTCGCAATGCTGAACGTACATTGTTTCTGACACCGGATCGGAAGTTGAAGTCTGATTGGTGGCAAAAATTTACGACATGGTTAAGCCTATGACCATTACACGTTATGAATTTTTCTACGATGGTCAACAGCGGCGGTTCCTTGAACAACTAGTGCGGGCGTTCTCGGGCTTTTCCTATCAGACTGGCATGCGAGCCGGACAACCACCACAGACGTTGTTGGTGCCGTGTCATTTAGCCCAGACAAATCGTATGGTGGCACAAATTCAACAGAATCAGTCAGAAAACACGTTGAACACCTGTCCGATGATCACCGTGTTCCAAACTGGTTTACGAGGACGCCGGGCCGATCTGCAAAATCCCAACTACGTCGATAATCTTCAAGTGTTCGAACGCGAAGTTACTGACACCCGCTATGGCAGTGGACGCGGCAATGCCTATTCGGTCGATCGTTTGATGCCTCTACCATTCGAAATGGATGTGCAGGTAGATTTATGGACATCCAACTTGGACCAAAAACATCAACTGATCGAACAAATGCTCATCGCCATCTATCCCCAATTTGAGATACAAAATTCGGATAATGCACTTGATTGGACGGCGGTAACCATCTGTTTTGTCGAAGATGATCTCACTTTTTCATCCCGCACACTGCCAATCGGTACTAGTGACGAGATCGATATCCTGACGCTCCGTCTGCGTGTACCATTTTGGCTCACCCCCCCAGCGATGATCCGTAAACTCGGCCGTATTGAAGAGATAATCACTAACGTCGGTGACCAAGTTAGTGATTTCTATGGTGATAACCAAATTGGCACAATCTATGAACAAGTGATCATCACACCCGAAAATCACGCTATCGCTGTCGATGGTAATCTAATTACATTGTTGGCTCATAAGGGTCACGTCACTATGCCTGATGGCAGTATGCCGTCCTGGCGGACTCTGTTTACGCATTATGGCATTTTCCGCAATGGTAAAACTCAATTGCACCTCATGCTGAGTGAGGACATCGAAGGACCATTTGTCTCCGGCTCATTACAGTACGGTCCAACAGATAACGAGGTCATCTGGGCCATCAATCCGAATACCCTGCCGCCCAACACACTGACGCCGATTGATGCCGTGATCGATCCCATGCGTACCAGTCCTGGTCATGAATTGCCCCAAACCACTGGCGGTACCCGCTATCTGTTAATTCATGATGTAGGTCCCTGTGCCAATTGGGGCAATTTGACGGCCTATACCAACGACATCATCCAATACAATAGTACGCTTGCAGCATGGCAAGTTGATTTTGATGCGCGAACTACATTACAGACACACTACGTGTTAAATCGCCATACCACTCGACAGCTTCGGTGGAATGGACGTGAGTGGCTCATGTCTATCGACAACTATTATAATCCTGGTTTCTGGCGTATAATTTTGTAGATTAATGCCGTTTTCCATAGGAATCTACACTATATCGTTGAACGAGGAGAAATTTGTTCAGCGCTGGGCTGATACAACGATTGATGCCGACCATCGACTGGTGGTCGATACCGGTTCGACTGATGCGACGACCGAGAAGTTGGTCAAAGAAGGGATAACCTGTCAGTCGATTCGTATCAAACCATTCCGCTTTGATGATGCTCGTAATGCCGCACTGGCCATGCTGCCCGAGTGTGACATCGTGGTGTCTTTGGATATGGATGAAGTTCTCGTCGCAAATTGGCGCGATCATGTTGAGCGCTGTTGGCAAGGCACTCGACTATGTTATGGATATGTTTGGTCATGGACCGCTACAGGTGAGCCTGATGTCCAGTTCGAGGCCAACAAGATCGTTGGTCGTCATACCCATCGATGGCGAAACCCCGTGCATGAAATCCTGATCCCTACAGTACCTGAAGTGATTAATGTCTGCGAAGTGACTTTGATCGAGCATCGTGCGGATTCTCACAAACCACGTCACTATTACCTCGATTTGCTTCGCTTGGCGGTGCAGGAAAACCCATTTGATAGTCGTATGGCGCATTATTTGGGTCGCGAGTACTATTTTCATAGCCGATATGACGAGGCAATTGTTGAACTCCAACGCCATTTAGCATTGCCATGTGAATGGCCACAAGAACGTGCCAGTTCCATGCGATTCATCGCTAAATGTCATCAAGCAAAAGGCGAGCCAAACACCGCATATCAATGGTTTGTGCGCGCCACCTTGGAAGATAGCAGTTCGCGAGAACCCTTGATCGACGCGGCGTGTTGTTGTTTGGCCCAAAATGCATTTCATGCGACAATTGATTTTGCTCAGCGAAGCTTGGCTTTACCCCCAACCAAGAACTATATGGCCGAACGCTATGCCAGCCAGGAAGGAGCATATGACCTTGCCGCTCGGGCGCATTACCATCTTGGCAATCGCCTGAAAGCCATAGCCTTGGCAACCAAGGCTCTTGCATTCAATCCAGACGATTCGCGTTTGCAGGATAATCTCAAGATGGTGGGCGGTGCATGACTTCTCGGTGTTGCAGTGGTGGTGCAGATGGCGCGGACCTGTTATGGGGTTTGACTGCGGCGAAACTTGGTCACAACGTTACCCATTTCTCGTTTATTGGTGCTCGTACCAACGCCTTATCAGAACAAGTACACATTCTCAGTGAAGCCGACTTGATGGCGGCTGATCCATATTGTCATCTAGCCAACCAAACCTTAAAACGTCGCTTTCCTGCGCGATCACCCTACGTCACAAACCTATTGCGACGCGACTGGTACCAAGTAGGGGCAGCGAACTCGTGTTATGCAGTGAGCACACTTGGAATGCCTCCGAGCCTCACACAGCCCCTAGGTACAGTGGTAAATGGGAAAGTCCAAGGTGGCACTGCTTGGGCTGTGCAAATGTTCATCGATCGTCATCAGGGGGCTACGTGTGCTTGTTACCTGTTTGATCAGGTAGCCTGTCAGTGGTTCCAATGGATGGATGATGGCTGGACATCGATCTACGAATCACCCCAACCGACAGGGGTCTACGCTGGTATCGGATCGCGCAAGTTGTTGCCGCTTGGCAAGACGGCGATCCGCATTCTTATGGGCGCCGACCGCAATAAATAGTGCTGGCAAAGTATCTTACAGAACTTCCAAATATCCTATCGCATCTGAGTAGTTAGATGGGGTATATTACCCCCATTGGTTCTTTTTGAGATTTCCATTTTACAAAATCTTAATCACCCCGTGATCCGGGGAAAGCTGCATGTGATGGCGTCATGGCTCCGGTTACTCCGGCATGATGTGCATTGTCTCGTGTGGAACCAGTCAACGAGTACCATGCCTCGGATATGCATGGAGACGAAGCCGGCTTCTCACCCACCAGATTCTGGATACCCAGCTAACGACTGGATAAGTACCGGAAGGACGTGGACACCTCCGAGCCGTTCTTGTTACTGCCATGGGTGCAATTACAGACCATCCCTGGGTGGACATGTTCCACTCTAATGCTGCTCTTTACAGCGAACACATTTATCAACAGGAAGTCGTTTTCCTGCGGGTGTTCCAGCCAAACTAGGGCTTGGTTCTAGTCAGCACGTCAGTCCTCGATGAGAGGCAGCCTGGGGGCGATAATCCTGGGGGGATGTGATAGGTGAACATGGTGCTGCAATTCCGTCTCTGCTCTTGGGTTTGACTACTGATTACGGCTAGATCGAATGGGGAATTAGGGGGGGATTAGGG